TTAGGCACTTTGATAAGTGAGGAAGCTATAGAGGAGATTATCGCTACATCCACACACGCAGCTGTAATGACTGAAACGTTGTGCAAATGGATTGGCACAGATACCAGCCCCTGGACACCGGGAAGCTGGGAAGAGTGCGCGGATACGTCTCTTATTATTGCTCCAGGTATGTACACGATGTTTGCCTTTGATATTGAGCCACACGCAGGGCGCCACGCATCTTTAGTAGCTGGGGCCGTATTGCCCGATGGACGTATTGGCCTTAGCCTTGTAAAAACGTGGGAATCTGACCGAGCTATTGACCAGTTAAAAATAGCAGCTGACATAAAAGCCTATTGCGATGATTGGTTGCCTAAGCTTGTACTGTTTGACAAGTTTACAGGCCAACATATTGCTGACAGGCTCCATAATGCCGGAGTAAAAGTAGAGGATTGCAGCGGTACCCAGTTTTACAATGCCTGTTCTATTTTCAAGGATGCAATAGACAACCGCAGAGTCGTTCACGGTGACCAGCCGGCTCTCAATGAGGCTATGGACTCGGTAGCAGCTAAAAGCAACGATTCAGCCTGGAGAGTAGTACGTAAAAAATCTAGTGGCTCTGTGGCAGCTGTAATTGGTATGGCGATGCTGGCTTTACATCTTGATAAACCAATTTCAGAGCCTAAGGTTTACCTTTAGACACGCCGAGGCGCTTTTAGCAACACAAAAGCAAGATTTAGGCCATTATTAGGGTATGGGATTACTGCAGACTCTAGGCATATCTAAAAAAGATGTTACTGCGCAGTTAGCACCTGCCGTTTTGTCACAAGGCTACGGCGCAGGTGTTTATAGTTTTGGTGGTTTATATGGTGCCGGTACTGGCGCTCCATTTATGGATAGATACGTAGCTTTACAAGTACCAGCTGTTGCACGTTGCCGTAATTTAATTGCAGGCGTAATCTCTAGTATAGATTTAGAGTTATACAAAAAATCCACAGGCGTAGAATTAGAATCTCCTCTTTGGTTAGACCAACCGGATATACGTATGCCGCGTAGTGTAATGATAGCTATGACCGTGGATAGTTTGTTATTTTATTCTGTGGCTTACTGGCGTGTTACAAGTTTGTATGCCGATGATGGGCGCCCTAGTGGTTTTGAGTGGGTTGCTAATACTCGCGTAACAGTTACAACTAATGAAATTGGCGATGAGGTTCAGTATTACAGCGTTAACGGTGTTCGCGCTCCTATGTCAGGTATTGGTTCACTTGTTACTTTTCAATCTTTGTTACCTGGCGTATTAGAGACCGGCGCTCGTACAATTCAAGCGGCTTTAGATATTGAAAAGGCAGCAAGTGTTGCAGCCGCTACACCAATGGCTACTACTGTAATTAAAAATAATGGCGCCGATTTACCTGAGGCACAAGTTAGCGGTATTTTAGCTGCGTGGAAAGCTGCTAGAGCTAGCAGGTCAACTGCATTTTTAACAAGTACTTTAGACGTGCAAAATATTGGTTTTAGCCCTAAAGATATGATGTACAACGAGGCTAGCCAGTACTTAGCCACGCAGATAGCGCGTTTAATGAACGTACCCGCATATTACATAAGTGCAGATATGAATAACTCAATGACTTACCAAAATATTTTAGATGGTCGTAAAGAGTTTGTTGCTTATTCTTTGCAGCCATTTATTAGCGCTATTGAAAATCGTTTATCTATGGATGATATTACGGCGCACGGCAACGTAGTACGTTTTGCCTTAGATGAGACTTTCTTACGTGCCGATACTGCAGCACGTTTAGATGCAATAGAGAAAATGCTTAATCTAGGTTTAATAGATTTACAGCAAGCTCAAAGTATGGAACAACTAAGCCCAATGGGCCTTAATGAAGGGAACGGCACTAATGATATTAACCTTTAGTGGCAACGTAGAGGCAGTAGATAGCGGTGAGCGCCGCATTATCTCAGGCAAAATCGCACCATATGGCGAGGTGGGATTTACAAGCGCGGGCAAAGTAGTTTTTGCTGAGGGTTCAATTAGCGCACCTGAGCCAAGCCGCGTAAAACTTTTAATGTCGCACGATAACTCAAAGCCAGTAGGACGTATGCAAAGTATTACATCCGCTAAAGACGGGCTTTATGCCAGCTTTAAGATTAGTGCAAGCCAGCCAGGTGACACGGCAATTTTGCTAGCCCAGGAACAACTTATGGACGGCTTATCCGTTGGTGTTGAAGTTACAGCATCAAAGCCTGAAAAGGACTATCTCCTGGTCACCGCTGCCACCTTACGCGAGGTGTCACTCGTAGAGAGCGCTGCCTTTTCTAGCGCTGCGGTGCAAAAAATTGCCGCGCAAGCGGGCGATATGCCAATAGAGGCAGCAACATCCACAAGTACAAAAATTACGACAACTAACACCGTAATAAACTCAACAACAACCGAAACCGAAACCGAAACAGAAAGTGAGGCCGCTGTGACTACAGCCCCTGACCAAACCGCACCTGAGGCAGTAGATGCCACAGAGCAGGCTGCACCTGTAGTAGAGGCAGCTCGTAAAATCATCCTACCAAGCGCGCTTAATTCACAGCGTGTGCGTACACCAATTACATCTATGGCAACATACACAGAGCATAAAATCAAAGCCGCACTAGGTAATGATGAATCAAAGCTCTACGTAACAGCCGCCGATGATTCTTTTACAACTAACCCTGCATTTAATCCAACTCAATACCTATCAGAGTTTGTATCTAATACTAACTTTGACACACCTACAATTAATGCCCTATCACAGGGGGTTTTGCCTAATTCAGGTATGACAATAAGCGTGCCTTCACTTGTTACCTCTGCAGGCGGACAGTCAGGTGTTGCACCTGTTGTAACTGTTGAAGCTGAGGCTGGCGCAGTACAAAATACTGGAATGGTCACAGAATATTTATCTGGAACCGTTAAAAAGTACAGCGGTATGAATACACTCAGCGTAGAATTACTAGAGCGCTCAGACCCTAATTTCTATGCTGAGTTGACTAACCAACTGCAGCGCGCATATTCACTAGCTACAGATGCCGCAGTAATTGCTGACATCGTTGCAGGTGGCGTACAAGGCACAGCCGTAGCAGCTACATCAGCTGGTATTATCAGCTACGTATCAACAGAGTCAGCTAACGTTTACAAGAACACAAGCTATTTTGCACGTAACTATGTTGCTGGCCCATCACAATGGAGCTTGCTAATGGGTGCAACTGACTCAACAGGCCGCCCAATTTATAACGCAGCTCAGCCAATGAACGCAGGTGGATTATCTACTCCTACCTCAATTCGTGGAAACGTTTTGGGATTAGACTTGTACGTTGACCACCAAATGGTTAGCACAACTATTGACGATTCAGCGTTTATCTTGGCACCTGAGGCTATGACCGTTTACCGCAGCCCACAGGCGTATATGTCAGTTAACGTTGTATCTAACCTACAAATCCAGGTTGCAATTTATGGATTTATGGCAACTATTGTGAAGATGCCTAAGGGCCTCGTCCGATATAACCTCACCTGAGAATAACCCACTAATAGTTTGGTAGGCCTCTTAGCCCTTTGAGGCTTACCAAACCTAAGTAAGTAAGGAGTATAAAAATGGCCGCTACATATGTAACCGCTGCAACCTTAAAGGCATCTTTAGGCGTTGGTACTCTTTATGATTCTTATACCTGGATAGAGGATACGTGCCAAGCCGCACAAGATTTAATAAACGGCTTTTTGTGGTTTGATAACGCACCGGTAGTAGGTACTGCGTTAGTAAATAATGTTGCTACGGTAATGGTAGCTAACCCAGGCATTTTTACTACAGGCCAAACCGTTACAGTCGCCGGGGCAGGTTCGACTTTTAACGGCAGTTATACAATCACAGGCACTATTCCTTTTTCTACTGGTACTGCCAATATTTTGCCAGCGTTTAATATGCAGCTTAATTATTGGCAATTCCCACAGGGCTATAGCTTTATTCAATATGCAAAAACTGCAGCTGACCAAAACTTTAGGCGCGTATTGCCTTACGGCACTATTACAGGTGATGATACAAAGACTGCTACTTATGCCAATACCCCAGCTATTAACGCAGCGGCGCTAATGCTAGCTGAAAATATCTGGACTAGCCGATTTAGCACACAAAACGGCGGCACTAGCGTAGATGGATACAGTCCTAGCCCTTTTAGGATGTCCAATACTTTAATGGCATCTATCCGAGGTTTATTAGCACCTTACCTTAGCCCTAATGCGATGGTTGGATAATGACAGCCGCCATAACTACGTTACGTAGCACTATTGCTACGGCGTTAACTAATGCAGGTGTTTGGAGTACTTACTCATATCCACCTAGTACTTTAACGGCCAATAGCGTAGTAGTGGCTCCGGCTGACCCATACATAACACCGGGTAATAACTCATATGCGAGCATCTCGCCTATGGCAAACTTTAAGATTATTATGACTATTCCAATGTTTTCTAATGAAGGCAATTTACAAGGTATAGAGGACACGATAGTAGCCGTATTTAATAAGTTGGCATCTAGCGCTATCGTCTTTAACGTTACTGGCGTAAGCGCCCCTAGCGTTTTGAGCGTTGCCGCAGGTGACTATCTAACGGCAGATTTACAAATAAGCATACTAACGAGCTGGAGCTAACTAATGGCACTTACAGATGAAGAAAAAGCATTTTTAATCAAAATTGGCCAAGAATTGCCAAAAGAGATTAAAGAAACCCAACCAAAAGAAACAACAACACAGAAAGTAGAGGAATAGCCCTAATGGCAATTTTCTTATCCAATGGCGTAGTGGCTACTCTTAATTCAGTAGTTCTATCTGACCACGTTACAAGCGCAACTATTAACCGTAGCTTTGATGAGCTAGAGGTAACAGCTATGGGCGATTCAGCTCATAAGTTTGTTAAGGGCCTTGAAGCTAGCACTATTACTTTAGATTTTCTAAATGATGATGCAGCATCGGGAGCCGGTTCAGTACGTGCAACTTTGCAAGCTGCCTGGGGTACAACCGTGCCACTAACGCTAAAGCAAACAAGCGGTGCAGTCTCGACAACCAATCCGCTCTATTCCACTACGGTTTTGGTAAACAACACTACCGACATCAATGGCGCCGTTGCCGATGAAAGTACCCAAAGTTTGACCTTTACTTGTAACTCACCAATCGTAATTACAACCGCATAATAAAAAAGAAA